CCTTCAATTCTTCCAGAACCCTCAATAACACCCTCAACTAGAAGGTCTGCTTCAAGTTCTGCTTTCATCTTCACTTGATATTTAGAACGCTTGTTCTCCCAAGGAGAATCACCATTTTTAACAATGATTCCTTCTTCCCCGGCTTCTAGTGCCTGTGAAAATAAGTCTTCTGCTTCTTCATAACTTCCAACCGTAGTTGCGGGAAGAATTTTAACTAGATGGTCGATTTGGACATTATAAACAGTTTCCATTCTTTCGTGCAAAACAGCAAGTCTATCGAAATATGGTATGTTGCATATTTCCGATTTGAAATCCGCAAGAGGAATCATATCCCAACACCACAATCTAACTCGTGATGCTTCTTCTTTTGATATTGTTCCTTTTACTGCTTTATTAAGAATGCCATTACCAGTCTTTCTATCTAATATCTTTCCAACATCATCTAGAACGACTAATTCGCCATCTAGAACTGCTCCGTGAAAATGTGTTATGTCTTCTAGAACGGCAGACTTATAAAATATTTGCATAACATATTCATCGAAAAGACCGTGGAGTTCTATAGTTCGTCCACTTCTTGAACGCACCTCAACTCCGCCCTCTTTATCAATAATAATATTTGCTCTCATACCATCCATTTTTGTCTGAACTAATGCGGGATATTTAATCGCTTGAAATGACTTCTGATTGAAGGCACTGGCTAACATACACGGATAGGTCTGAATGAAGTCTTTACCAAAGACTTTATTGACGGTGGCTATAGACACACCACACTTGAGGTCCTTCGTTACCACACGCTTTAAGACTTCTGCATCATCATCGTTCAGTCTGCCCAAAGTGTTCTTTAATCGACTGATAGCCGCATTGCCAGTCTCTTCTCTTGACGTTAAAACTTTGAGGCAACCCAATGCCCAGTCTAGTGACATTGTACCTTCTTTGCGGTCAAACTCTGGGATTTTTCGTTGATAATATTGCGTATAAGGGTCCAGGGCGGCCGTTAGAACACGCTTTAGAGTTTCATTATCCTTGTTCTCCTCAAGGGTCGCTTCCTTAAACAATCTTGAATTGTTACCTTCAAGCGTTTGTAGTATTTTGCTCACTTCTGTCATAAGTTTCTTTCTCCGCTAAATATTCAGTAAGTTCATTATAACCCCCTATGAGGGATTTGTCAACCACTATTTGTGGTATTGTCCTTACTTCTTTGCCTAGTTTCTCAAAAAGTTCAGCCAGTGAAATATCAATACCTACTATCTCTTCTGTATATGCTATTTCCTTTACCTGTAAAAGTGATTTTGCTTTGTCACAAAATACACAATTATCTCGACTATAAACCACTACTTCCATTTATTATCTCCTAAAAGAACAAGAAGGCCAGGGCTCCTACTGCTAGTACCCAAGGCCATAATTTCCATCCTAATCTAACTGAGGCGACAATCACTACAACAACAAGAGCAATTGTAAATCCTACCGATAACATCTGGACAAATATATCCCACTTATCAAATAAGAACTCAAATGTGCCTTCGTCTGTTATTGTAACTTCCATATCATCCCCTCTTTTAGTTATTATTTAAACGACTTAACCAACCCATTATCCAAATGATTCCTTGTATTAAAGTCATTCCTAAAAGCAAGTCTCTTGCGGCTTGCCATTTATTCATTGGAGCGGGTATTCAGAATCGAACTGAAATCAAAAGGTTGGAAACCTCTTATAATAACCATTATACGATACCCGCTATTTTAAAAATCTGTGATGACATCAACTAACCGTGCTAGTTTATTTTGAATAAAATAGTCATAGAGTTTTCTACGTGTTCCAGTAGGTTCCTTTGCAAACGCTGTTTGAATATCGTTCACGAGGTCTTGTGGAATCTTATCAAGATTAACTAATTGGTCGTTTCGTGCGAACCTCTCAGTCATCTCTGTAGTCGTACAAATCTCATCGGTCGATTGTGTCAACCAGATATCTAACTTCTTTTTAGAGATAGAATTCTGCCTAACTCCTTCAACAAGTACATCATCTGCACTCAAGAAGTTTGGTACTCCATCTCCTCTGTCTCCACGAATAGTATGTTCTTTCAAATACGCAACTGGATTAACGTGCTTTACAAATTTCTTCTGTGAAGGAGAATATTGGTTAACACCTCTATATTTATGCAGTTGAATGAAATCCTTATCGGAAGACAGTATCAACATCTTTTCAGTTGCGTGGTGATATTTACATATCACACCGATAACATCATCCGCTTCAGCACCCATAACTTCAACATATTTGTATGGAAAATTCTGTTTCAATTCCTCTTTCAACTTATCAAAGATTTGAAAAATTTCTTTCCAATCAAAAGGCGAAGCATCTCTGGCACCTTTACGACCCGCTTTATACAGTGGGAAGACATCTTTACGCCAGTAGTGTCTACTGTCGTTGCATAGGACAATCTCACCATATGTCTTATTGAATTGCTTCCTATAATTACGGAGACTATTCAACACCATATGGCGTAACAAATCCTCTGAAACATCTGCTTGGGTTTTTGCGTTCATCATCAAGGACCCAATCATCACTTGATTATAATCTACTAATATCATTTATTATCGTCCCTCTTTACTGTCAATTTCGTCAATAATTTCCCACAAGAATTCTCGTAGGCCCTGGACATCCTTAACTTTAACATCTTTGATTTCAAAGGTGACATCCTCACTGGTATATTTAATGTATCCAATTTCAAGAGCATTTGTGCCTGGTTTTACAGACTTTTCCTCTTCGGGTATTTCATCTACAAATTCCATATCAAAGTCCTTTCAGTTCACGAATAAATTCTTCATTTACATCTATTACTTCCCATTCTTTTATCTGTTTATACAATGCTGTTCCTTCATTAATCAGGTCGGACATAACATCTTGACATAAAGAGTAAATGGGCATCTTAATTAATATATCTATTATAACAGCATCAAAGTGGTTTGTCAACTCTTTTTTGATGGTTTCTCGATTTTTATTCTTAAAATCTAGGGTTCCATCCAATATCATTTCAATAAACTTCACTTTGGATTGAATTGTGCCTAGTTTTTCTCTGCCCTCTGCTTTTAGATATGTGTATCGTTCTACATATTTGGTAATACGATAGTCACAAAAGTCCTTGATGATATCAATAGGATTATTGTATACCTTCAAATTACCTTCGTGATTGATGACCGTGATGTTCTCGTTAATCTTCTTACGTAACTTGAACATCGATACAATCTGGTGGTCTTTGAGTTTCTTACCACGTTTTAATGTAATATCAAAGTTGAACCCTGTTTTATCACACTTATCAACATATGATACAATCTTGGATTCATCTTCCAGTTTGTCGAGGAGTAGCACATATGACTCACGGTTGAATCCAACTGGAACCTCTGTGATTTCTAATTTGGTCGTACCAGTAAGAACATATGTGCCCTCGCAATAAGTCGCATCTTGGTCCTCAAAGATTGTTCCAGAGAAGTCTGGATAATCTGGAAGGAGTTTTTCTTTATCAATATTTTTACCTTTAAGATACATCTGGCATAATCGTGCAATATCTTTTGGATTTCTAGGCTGAATTTCTGTAGCGAATCCAACAGCGATTCCTTTTATTCCATTCACTAGTACCCAAGGGATAATAGGAAGATAGAATGCTGGTTCTGGGTCTTCTGGGTCAACGGCTTTATCAGCGACCATCGTATCAGCAAAATACTGTTCAAAATTATTGCTCATTTTGACATACGTGTATCGTGGTGCCGCGGCATCAGGTACAAGTCTCGACCCGAAACTACCTTCACCATCCAGCAATGCAATGTTATTCGAGTGTGTCTGAACCATCTTTGTGATTGCTTCATTCAGAGAGGCATCACCGTGATGATAATTCGCAGTCGAAATCGTATTGCCACTCAGAGAGGCAGTTTTGATTCTTCCATTCTTAGCAGTTTTTAATGCTGTATAGAGAATCTTCCGTTGCGATGGTTTTAGACCATCAATCAGATGTGGAATCGCTCGACTATACAGGACATATTTGGAATAATCTTTGTACTGATTGTCGATAAGTTGAGTTACATTCATCATACCATTAACCATTTTTTCCTCGGGATTGGGTTTTTACCAAATGCAGTCTCAAGCGAATTGTTAGCCTCGCTATCAAATGCTAGAACTTCTGTCACTGGGTCATTTATCATCAAATCGTATTCATCCACTGAAAGACTACCTAGACCTTTATTATACTGTATTTTCCAGGAAGAGTCAAGCGATTCCGCAACAAAATCTTTGAGGTCGTAAAATCGTTTGATTTGCTTGGCTTTCGTAGCAACTACGATAGGTGATTTGATTAGGAGAACTCTCTCCTCATCAAACAATTGCTTCCAGTTCGAGAAGAAGTTCACCAGCAATGCGGCGATTGAGAATCCATCATAATCTGCATCTGCTAAGATACCAATCTTTCCGTAATTCAAATCGTCTGCTGGTTCACCCAATTCAAGACCGATGATGGACATCAGTTCTGAAAGTTCCTTATTTTTCATAATCTCAGTAGGCTTCAATTCACGTACATTTCGAGGTTTACCACGTAGTGGGAATCCACCGTGTATGGCTGTCTTACGTACATTAATCAAGTTACTGATTGCTGATTGACCCTCAGTGATAAAAAGTATCTTATCCTCTGGGTCTTTGCTCGATGCTGATATATGACTAGCAACTTTAGCCTTCTTCATACCCTTGTTGGCCTTCTTTAAGGCACGGGCATCTGCTAACTGCTTCTTGAGTAGCAAGGCTTCGATGATAGGCTCGACCAGTTCATCATTTCGCATAATACGACCGATGAATTTTTCTTCAGTCACACCATCAAATATCGGTTTGATATCATTGGCATTATTCGTCAATCGTTCCTTCGTCTGGCTATCAAACTTTGGGTCACCAACTGAATTCGTGATTATGACAAATAGCATATGATTTTTGATATCGGATGGTCTAATATCTAATCGATGCTTTTTCTTAATTGCGTCCTTTAGGGCGTTTGCAATATCGTTAGAAACAATATCACAATGAACTCCGCCACCAAAGGTATCAATGCCATTGATGAAACTAATGTTCTCATTAGTCTCCGCTGGCAAGACTGCAACTTTGAATTTAGGAGTTTCAAGAATTTCATAGACTTCTCCTAGTTTTTTTAGGTACTGCTTAAATGTTCCTGACTGAACAACTCGACCATTATACTTAAATCTGATTTTTGGAAAACAGACTGCTAGGTCATTGACTCGTTTTTCAATCAGCCCTTGGTGGTCAGCATCAACCGTTTTCATTCCGAGTCTATCAAAGTCTGCGAAATAAGAAACGGATGTGCCTTGCTCACCCTTTGACTTCGTAATCTCAGTATCATATTCAGACAAATTCCTCGCACACTGGAGACGAAAATGCTTCTTCCCGTCATCCGTGTGGGCGATGAATTTCTTAGATAAGATATTGACTAAGGTAGCCCCAAGACCGTGAGTACCGATAGAAACGTGTCCATCGTCATCAAAGTTTGCACCTGCCCTTAGATTTGTGAAGGCTTGTTCTGCCTGTGTTATTCCAACATCATCGTGAGATTCCACTACTGGGATTCCACGACCATTATCAGTTACCGTGATTTTGCCATTCTCTTCCAGATTGACTTTGATTTCATTTGCAAACTTAAAGTTTGTCCTGAAACCCTCATCAATGCTATTAGATATGACCTCATCAAACAATTTGAGAAAAGCGGGTACAATCTTGACCCGTTTTTTCACGATAGAATCGTTCTCCATCACCCATTTGCTGTGGGTACCAAGTGTGGTATCTCCCACATACATTCCGGGTCGATGGAGTACGTGTTCTATCTCGCTTAGAACTTTAACATCATTCTTACGCATTAATATTCCTATTTAAAGTGTTGGGTAAGAGATGCCTTCATCGGTGAAGATGCTATCTGGGAACTCAATCGATTTTAGCGATTCGAGTCGAAATGAACGCCAGCCATCGGCTTTCATATCAAAGACTGCAACTGTGTTGGGATTGGGTGTTTTAGAAGGCGCTTTGGGTTTATCTGAAACCACAGAAGGCGCACGTTGGGAAAGAACTTCTTGAAGTAACGTACACGACATTGCACGTTCTGTTCCATCTACTTTTGTGAATGTAACGGTTGCTACATCATTTTGTAGTAATTCAACTACATCCTCTCGTGAGAGGTCTTTTTCGACTGATTCATCAATCATCATTACTTTGTATTTCATATCGTCTCCACTTTCGCTTCATAATTATCAATTTATAAGTACATTATACACCACTTATAGGGTGTTGTCAACCCTTTTCTTCATTATTTTTCAAATAATTTTCGGATGCGGCTAACTGCTTGATATCCATCGCCTTTCTGTGTTCTTTTAATTCTTCTGGAGTCTTCAATCCGTTCTCTTTGAACCATCTTAGTGCTTCAGAAGTCATTTCAACAGGAGCGGATTCGTCTGGCATATCGTGACATTCACAATCAGCAAGACAATTTGGGTCATCCTTGCTCATTGGAGGGGGTACCATACCAATGCCAGTTGACCAATCGTCTTTTCTTTGTGTGAAAAACCAAGTTCTATTGCTCATTTTTCACTCCTAATTGCTTCTGGATTGCATCGTATCTGCCTACTTCAATCTCACCAGTTTCTGGGTCTTCGTATTGCGAAATCATCCCCATCTTGGTCAAGTCTGTAAGACAGTGGTGAATTCCGCTCATCACACCATCTTTAAATCCAGAGCGATATGAGAAAAATGCGGCTACGCCAACGCCTGCTAAAAAGAAAAGTTGCCACGTTTCTATATACATATTTTATTCTCCTTTAATTATAGACTTATTATACACGAACCAAAATGGTTTGTCAACCATTAATTCATAGAAAAGGATTCTCCACAGCCACAACTAGATGTTGCGTTCGGATTAGTAAATTTAAATCCCTTTCCGTTAAGTCCATCTTCAAAATCCAATGATATTCCTTTCAGATATATCATACTCTTGTTATCGATAATTACCTTATATCCATCGTTTTCAAATTCCTTGTCATCTTCTGCTACGACTGAATCCCATTCGATTTCATAAGTCATTCCAGAACACCCCCCGCCTGCTACGGCGAGGCGTAAGCCAACATCACTAGGTAATTCATTTAATAAAGTCTTCACTTGCGTACTTGCTTTTTCAGTTATTGTTACAAAATCCATTATATCCCTTTCTATTACAAGTTTGCATTTTTTCTATGCGGATTACGAAACAAAGAAGTCTCGTTAGTTAAATCACCCAAGTCTGGAAATGTATCATCTGGGTGTAGCGTGATTGCTCTTGCCAACAACTCTTCTTCTGTTTCTGGTATATGTTCATCTGGTATACAACAATCAACAGGACATACTTCTTGACAGGCTTCTTCTCCGTGAAACCCTACGCACTCTGTACATAGAGATGGGTCAATATAGAAATAATCAAGGCCCTCACCTGAGCCATCATCAATTGCGTTATTCGGACATTCTGGTTCACATACTCCACAGTTAATACATTCATCTGTAATTATAGTAGCCAATTTAGTACCTTAGGTTATTCCTTCATTTTTTAAGAGTAAACGATTCTCCACATCCGCACGTTGCATCTTCGTATGGATTTTTAAACTCAAATCCTCCAGTCATACCATCTTGTTTATAATCAATTTCAGTACCCATCATCATCATTAATGATTTGTGATTGACTAAAATTTTGACTCCATTAGAATCAAATTCATTATCATCTTCTAAAACTTGGTCAGCATATTCTAAATTATACGCATAACCATTACAACCAGTAGTTTTGATATTAACTCTGATACCCAGTCCTTTGCCTCTCTCTGTTAGAAAGTGCTTGACTCGTTCTGCTCCAGCATCAGTTACCGTAATCATACTGTATGCTTCGATTTATAGTTTTCAATAGCCGATTTAATAGCGTCTTCTGCCAAAACACTACAATGTATTTTAACTGGCGGGAGTGCTAACTCATCAGCAATATTGGTATTTTTAATTTCTTCTGCTTCGTTCAATGTCATTCCTTTTACCCACTCTGTTAATAGAGAGGATGAAGCGATTGCTGAACCACAACCATACGTCTTAAATTTCGCATCAATGATTTTATCATTTTCGACTTTGATTTGGAGTTTCATTACATCACCACAAGCGGGTGCTCCAACCATTCCAGTTCCTACTGAATCATCATTTACGTCCATTTTCCCCACATTACGTGGATTCTCATAATGGTCTAATACTTTCTCTGAATATGCCATAATCTTTTCCTATCGTTGTCTATTACTTATGTTTCAAAACGACTCCAAATAACACTACTTGGATGTCCTTCTACGTTATCTTGCCCATCATTTGTGTGAAATGGTTCTGAGTGTCTATGGAACCATTGAGTTCCGTTGCCTGTCTCTGTTATTGTCGGTGTTGACCAATATA